TGGTAGTATTGGGCTAGGTCGGTGCGCATTTGATGCACACGTGGCATTAAATGATCACTGTGTTGAATGAAATAGGTTTCTGTTTGTGCATAAGAACCACTTACGGCTTGTTCAACTCCAGTGGCTGTATTTGTTTGGCCAAGTTGTTGACCCATACGTTGTGGATTTAAACCTACAACTTCCATACACTGCTGTTTGAAATAATTAGCCAATTGGATTCTTGACATCAAACGCGCAGATTGTTCCATGTTTAACACTTGATAGTGTTGGAAGTTTGTTGCACTTTCTGTATTAGCAATACTTGGATCTAATGGCAACATTGAAAAATCTTTCATTGCTACATATGCCTTAGCCAAATTGTTTTTACCCCAGTCTTCACCCATAGAGTGTTTAGGAATTGCATTTTGATCTAAGACTACAACAGTGCCTATCTCATCTACGAGTATGTCAGCAATCTGGTTGTTACAAATATTATAACCAATCTGTGCAGGTTTCATTAAATCAACCAATGAAGAAGACTTAGTATTTCTATCAGAGAACACTCTACCTTCAATTGGAATTTTGCAACCATACATTGTTTTATCCCCGCGGAACTGGAACTTTAATGGTCCAGGCTTTTGTCTATCAATACCAATATAAATTGGATCAAAGTCAGTATCTGTATCTGTATTAAAAATAGTACGGTTGTTTCCAATTTTTACTCCGCCCCATGTTTGATTAATCCAGAACCAATCAATGTGATCTCCAAATACTAAATTGTCTGCAGTTTCTTTTTTCTGAAACACCTTGTTGTAAATAGGTTTGTTATTTACAATGTAGTTCTCATCTACAATTTCAGTAATAACTGCACCATCCTCATCAATACTTGTTAAGTGCCCTACTTTACGTTGAGTCTTCCAATAAACTGTGGATACTCTTAACAACTCTACTGTATGTAAGTATCCCGCATGTTCACTTTCTCCAATGATATATGAAACAACATCATGCGCTGTATATGCATTCTCTAGGAAAGACATGTGACGTTTCATGTCTACACCAGAATCAAGTACATTACTTTTATAGCTTTGATCAGTATTGTACAATGATCCATCATTAGGAATACCATCAACCATGTACCTTGCTGAACGTGCAGGGTGTAACAACTCAAGAGACTCTAATTGCTCTTCTGTCATCAAATATCCAAACTTGTCAACTACATCGGCAATAGTCATCATATCAATATAACCTGCCCAATTTCCTTGTGAAATGTACTGTGTGTTTGGTGATTTGTGGTAAAATGTTAAAGCTGGATTTAACAATTGAATGTCATAATCATCTTCTAACATTTTGAAGTGCCAGAACTCACTGTCAGTAACAAGTGAATCTCTAAATGCAACTTCTTCCATTTCATCCATTTTGAAACGGTTAGTGTCAATAGCATGTTGTTTAACCGCCCATTTTTCAGCAAGTGTTTGATATTTCTTAGAATAGAATTCTTCAATTTCCGGTAACTTTTTTAAAGCATCTGGATTAAGTTGTTGCTGTGCTTCTGGAGAGTTAGGATCTAATCCCATCTCCATCATGTTTGCAAGTAACTTTTGTTGTGCATACTCAACTAAGACTTTACTGATTTCTTCAGTCTTCTTAGTCATGATCTCATTATAGGAATACTCATCTATTGCCCGGTAATCAATCTTTGTGTTTCTTTTAGCAAATTCAGAAACCATTGTGTTGATTATGTTTGGAATGATTGGGTAGAACTTTAACTCTAATGCTTCATTCTGACCTTCAGTAAGAACTTCAAGCATTTCATTCATTTCATTCTCTACTGCAGGAATGTAATCGCTCTTATCAATTGTTCCTTTAGCAAGTTTATAATTCTTCATTATGCGTCTTGCCTTAGCCTGGATCTGTTTAATTCCTTGCCACTCTAACCAATCCATATTGTGTTTGCTCCACTCATCATCCTTCTCTACAGCAGGAATAAATTGAATTGGTTGAGTAAAAACACCAAATTTATTTTTTTTGGTCCTTTTACCCTTTTTTATGTCCATTGCATTTAATAGCTCCATTATCTAAAATTTTTAAAAGGATTCCTAGGTTTTTGCATTGAAAGTGATTGACTACCACTTCCTATATGTCTAAAAGGACTCCTATTTAATTTATACAAATTTTCTGACTTTTCCAAATGTTCTTCATTATCATATTCAGTTCTCTTCTTTAATCCGCGACTTGCTTCTTGGATTCTAACAAAAGCAATTAAAGCACCCAGAGATATAAGTCTATCCACATTGACACCCGGTTGGTAATGTTCCATCTCAACGAGAGCCATATAATCCGGTATTCTGCTGATACCATAATACTTTTTATAAACTTTTCCGTTATCATCTGTTTCTTCATCTAACTCTTCTCTTAAGTACTCAATTAAATAACTGAGCATTATGCTTTTAAATATTGTAGACACGTTTCTCCAACCATATTGTTGGAACTGCGTTTTAGATTGTTGTATCTCTTTTGAAAATAACATTTGTGAAGAAGGCACTAAGTACTTCTGCTTTCTTTTAAACTGCATGTACTGAATAAATAGAGGCACGTTATTTTCTACAATTGTCCAGGCTTGATACCATTCAATCAATAACTCTAATCTTTCATGAGTTTTATTAATGTCATCAAAACGGCCACACCATGCAGCAACAATTTTATCTCCTTCAATGTAGGTTTCTACTTCACCATTTACTTTTACTCTTTGAACCTGTAGTGGATTTTTGTAAATGTGAATAGAACACAATGAGTCTGAAGTTACAGTTTTACCTTCAGACACGGGGTCAACAGAAGCAAAGTATGTAGTACAAAAATCCTTTTCTTCATCTGGTTCTTCCCATACTTGAATGGCTCCTGTTTTATCTTCAGCTCCCTTTTCTACAGGGAAGGTAAGTATTGGTCTTTTAGTTGTAGGTGAAGCAATGATTTGTCCTTTATTGTCATATGCAAGATTGATACAGCGGTAAGGATAGTCTCCTTCCTCTATATCTCTTTTCATAGATTTAACTAGCTCTATAGGAAAAAGGCTTTCTCCTCTAAATGCAAATGCTTCTTCTAAGTTTGTAGGATGCTGTGAAATACGGATCTGATATTGTTCTGGAGCCAAATCTTTTTTCCACTGTTTTCTTTTTTCTTCAATTGCTGCAAGTGCAGCATCAATTTGACTATTACCAAATTCATCAATGTAAGGTGGCATTGACCATTGTTCTGGAATAAATAAACCAGTTGTAAGAACGGTTCCTTTTGCATCACACCATTTATTACGCACACCATAAAAGCCATTTCCTTCTGGCTTGTACATAAATAGTTTAAGCGGTTCACATTGTTTTAAGTCACCTACTGAACCAGCTGCAATAAAATATCCTGTAGTTATGTCACCAGATTCCATTGCAGGTCGCATAAACTCATAAGTTTTATCCATGGACTTGGCAATTCCTGCTTCTTCATAAAAAAACAAAGTACACAAACCCCCTACACCTGCAGTATCTGATTGTTCAAATGATAATGATTGCAATACACCTTTTCTTCCCTTTTCAGTTTTTCGGCCATTTTCAACATATTCAATCTTCTGCTGCCACTCACCAACACCACCTGGATTCATTGGTCTGTACCATGCTGTGTGTTTGTTTAAGAATATGCGGTAAGATTGTAAGATTTTCCAAGTGCCGGTTACACCTGTAATATAAGCTGATAAGGATGCTCCAATTTTTAAGATTGGTGATTGTTCAAACCAAAGTATCTTAATTAGTTTAGCAGCATGATATAGTGAAGATCCAAACTGTCGTTTTTTTAATACTACTCCATGTTTGTAGTCTAATTCTCCAATAAACTCATAAAGAGCCATGTGCATTTGAGAATCCCAAATGTCTGTGAAATCATCTTCTTTTTTTACTTTATCAGGAATCTGTAAAAAGTTAATCCAAAAATAGTAATCACTTGGGAGATACCATTTTTTTCCATTATTCCAAAAGAAACAACCTTTTCTTGATCTTAATTTTTGTTCATCCCAGTAAGTTATAAAGTCACGGCTTCCTTCAGGTTGGTCACAGTAATAACCGTGCTTCCTAAAATGATTTCCTTCTTTTTGCCATTCAAGTACAGTTTCATCTAACTGATACTCTCCTGGTTCTTTAAAGTAGTTTTTTTGAAGATCTAACTTAAATTCTTCTCTGGATTTATAAGATACTAAAGTCCATACCCCATTATCATAACAGGGTATGTCTTCATAAATCTTTCCTAGTTTGTCATGTAACATCTCCTAAAGTTAATCATCATATGATAATCTACTTCCACCGCGCGCTCTTGATGACTGTTCTTCTTCAAGATCTTTTGCTACACCTTTGAATGATTTACGTATAGCATCAAAGTTTTTAGCTGCTTGTATGATGGCGCTGATATTACCATCTCTACCATCTGTAATAGTTTGAGTCTCCATGTAAAAAGCTAATTTTTCAAGCATGTTAGCAATGCCGTTATATGCGCGCACAGTAGGTGTTTCATACAACTTTTCACATCTATCTAAAGCTATCCTAATAAGTCTATCTTCTGGATCAAATGTGGCCTCTAAGTCTTTTAAAATCTCTTCTTGAATTTCATCCTGTGGGCGGTTGTAGTACGGGTTCTCAGAACTTCTGCAAGTCATATAAAACAGATACGCATAAATCTGCATATGCTTCT